ATGTGGGACGAACGGAAGGATCAGAACCGCTGGCAAATGAAGTTTATATTGCCGGAGCACAACGAAGCTTTGCGTCAGTTGCATCTTGCGAAGCAGAAAATAGAACGGCCTGTATTGAGCGAAGAACAAGTCGAAGAATTTGAGTTCGCTATTTCTTCGGCGGTGAGCGAAGACCTGCCGCTGGATTTCGAGTTATACGATGACGGCTTCATTCGCGAAGTAATTGGGCGCGTTATATACGTGGATCATCTACGGAAGGAATTTCGTGTGAAGGATAATCGAGGCGATACTAATTTCGTTAAGTTTGCGGATATACTAAACGTAAAAAACGCCCCATCCGGCTAGGGACGGGGCTTTTCGTTCAAAAGGTAATTTTTCGTTTGAAGTTTATCAAAGACTCATCAGAGGAACCGGAATCATCAAAGATAGTCACTTGTAAATCAATTTCTTTAATATTTTTATAGTCAACATCTTCCAGCGACCAGTACGTCAGACTCTCAAAAGCATCCCCTTCGTGAGCCAATTTCCGGTAACTTTTATCGTAATCAATGTAAGAAAGGTCTCTCGGGCCTAACGAAGTTTTTGAGTTCACACGTATAGCACGCGTAGCAGCAGCGATCGTATATGTATTATCTTTAGATTTATTTTGAAAAGACAAACTAACCCCTATGAGGCCCTTCGCGAAATGTACCTTATCAATAGTTATTTCCACGCCATTAATTTCACTTTTATAATTCACTTCAATAATGTGTAAATCTTTGGGTAGATCGAAATTAAGCTTACCCACCGTGCTGTCACTGAAGTCATAGCCTATATCTTCATTGAACTCAGATACTTTTACGCCTCCACACCCTGTTAGAAGTATTAGTAAACTAGTAAAAATCAAAAAATATACGGAAATCTTCTTTATATCCTCCGCCTCCCCTCCGTTTAATTATACGTTATTGTTATGTAAGACGGCTACCTACGATTTATACGTAAGCAACCGCCGAAAGTTCCGCTTATTTCTTGCCGACCTCATCTAGCGCTTTTCTTTCGCGCGCCTTCTTAGATACGTCGTTGTTTTTCCAGTACGCTAATAGCGAAGTTGCCCCGAGAAACAGCAACGCAATAAAGTCGGACACTGCCGCTTCATCTACCGGAATCGTCTGCACGCCAAACATCGTCAGCCCGCTGTTTACGAGAGCCAACGCAAGCAAAATAAATCGAGTCACCGTTCCTGCGCTAATATTCGTCTTCATACGCTATACCCCGCTTTCTTTAATGCCGCCACCAGTTTGGCGCGTGTTGCCGGTCCGTAGATGCCATCGTTTGCAATGCCGGCCTGCGTCGACTGGAATCGCTTAACTGCGTCTGCCGTTTTCGGACCGTAGATGCCGTCAATTCCATTATTCTTCGCCCCTTTGTTCGGGTAGAAATAAACGGCTGCCAGTGCGTTCTGAAGTTGCGTAACGGATGACCCACGACCACCTTGACGGATGACGCCAGTAGGTACCGTTAGTTTTTTAGCCGACGCCTTTGGTTTAGACGTTTTCACCGGCTTAGTCGCTGCGCCCGTTTTAGATGGCGCTTTGCTTCCGTTTAGCGCAGCGAGTTCTTTAGCAATCGCTTCTTTCACCGCTCCCCAACGACCTTCATCGAGTACACGGTGCGGACAATGCTTTCCGCTCCAATCTTCGTGCTTCTTCACGCGATCAACGCCCCAGCCGCGCTCTTTTAGAAGCTGCGCAATGAATTTGATCGCTAATGCTTCCGCTTTTTTGTACCGCTCGCCGCCGGATTTTGAATAACAAACCTCGACGCCAATTGACGTTCTGTTTCCGCTATTAGCGCCGCTACCGTCTCCGCAATGCCAAGCGTTTCTATTTACCGGAATCCCCTGACGAACCTCTACGTCATCCACTGCGAAATGATACGAGACCTGATTACTGTTACCGTTCATATACGAAATCTCGTTTTTTGCCGAGGCATCATTTGCAGTATTGTGGAACGTGATATACTTTGCGTCCATTGAATTCGGGCATTTAATGCCGTATTTACTCGGAGATACAAGATCCTGCGTAACTTTAATCGTCATATAATCGTCTCCCTTTTCGTTTTATCTATTTAAAAAGCGCAATGCCAACCGATAGCAATAAACCTACCACCGTCAGCATCACGCCCCATACCCATTTCGTATTTGCGCGCATGTCTGCTATGTCTGCGCGGTTTTCCTTCGCCAATGCCAGCGCTTCGTCTGCTTTCTCGTCCGCTTGGTCTGCTTTTGTTTTAACATCGTTGAAATAATCGACCTTCGTGTCAATACGAACGAGCCACTCACGAATATCCGAAATCTTTTCGTTTAATTCGGTATTGCTCGGCTCCGCCATAAGAACGTCTCTCCTTCCAAAATAAAAAGCCTACGCTTCTACGTAAGGCTCACCCGTAATTTCTTCGTATTGATCCGGCGTAATTTTCTTCATGACGACCGCGGCTGCGACTTGTTCCTTCGTCCAATCTCCGTCTGCATAAAACTTCTTGATGATCGCGAACCAATTCATTAAATCACCCCTCCCATCATTAGCGTAAAAACCAACTCGGCATGCTGCTGTCGTAGAACTTCGATTTCAGACGGCGCTGCTTCCGGAAATAGGCTGTCGATGTACTCTTGCGTTGCACCCTCGAACCACTCTTCCGTCTCCGGATCGAATGTCGCGATAAACAGACCGTCTTGTGGTTTGACGGGCGTGTATCCTTCCGGAATTTCTTCGCCGTTTTCTATATCAACGAGTATTTCTCCGGCTGCTTGCCATACATAATTTTCATCGTATTTATATACGCGTATCATTAAAGCACCTCCTATACTTTCGCCGCCCTAAAACGGAAGCCAAACGTTATAAAATCGTTCGGATTAGCCGTATTAGAACACGATTGAATGCAAACCTTGCCGTCTGTTCCGATATACGTACGGTGGTACTGCGGGACGTTTGTCGTTCCTACACTCGAAGCTACTCCGATAAAATGCATTGATTGGATCGGAAAATAATCCGGTAGCAACGTGAACGCCGCAACGTTATTGCCAAGCGCCCCACCTGCGATTGAACCGATAATCTCAACGATACCGAATGCGTCTTTCGTGTAGCGCAACGTGTGAGGAAATCCGTCCGGCGATACGTATTGCTTCCACCCATTGCCTAACGACGGCGTTTCCCAAACAACGGCGGTGTCTTTCGTATCTAAAAGGCGCCTCCATCCGCGGAAAGTGCCTGAACCGAAGGTATTGCGCCAAGTAGTTCCGTCGTTACCCATCGCCAATACTTCGCCGACATTATCCTCCGCGATCTGAAATCCGCGAAGCGAGGCCGAGTTAGGTCCGTTTGCTGACGTACTATTTCCGTAGAAAGTAGCCGTCCGAGCCGTTAGTAAATCCGTATATAAGTCCTTGCCGGCTAGGTTGAGTTTAAAAGAACCGGTATCAGCCGTTAGCTTCCGGAGCTGCCCCGCATTCCACTTCGTCTTATCGTCTGCGGTAACGTGCAGATCTAGATTGTTCGCGTGAAGATCGACTTTCTGTTGGGACCCCGACGTAGTTTCCTTCGAGTTCCATGTCGACCGCTCTTCGTTAGTTACGTGCTTTACTGCATCATTTGCGTGTGCGGTTACTTTCGCTTGGGCGCCGACCGTCGTCTCCTTGGCGTCCCACTCCGCTTTCTTCTGAGGCGTTACGTGAACATCTGTGTTTTCTGCATGCGCATCGACCTTTTCCTGCGCACCAACCTTCGTTTCAACGTTATCCAGGTCTTCAAACTTCGCTTCGATTTCCGCAACGGTTGCAACAACGTCGTCGTAAAGATCATTAATCTGACCGCGCAGTGTTTCAAAGTCATCGATGTAGTACTCCGCGACGGGGACGATGTCTTGGTCGATGAGTGACTGCTCGATGTTGAAGCCGAATTTATGAATCGAAAGCGCCTGCCCGTCCGTGTAATACAGAACCAGCTCAGCTTTTACTGCGCCGTAATGACGAATTTCGTCCGCACCTAAAACATATTCGGCTAGTCCTTCCGGCTTATTAACTAGTGTGATTGCTCGAATAAAACGGCTTCCATCCGCCATCGCAAGCACCAATTTACCTACGACCGCAGACAACGGCAAAGGGACGCCATCTTTCGTGAGTTTAAAGGACAGGCGTGCCGTGTTTATATCTTGCGTGCTGAATTGTATGGCGGCATTGATAGGCCGCTTTGTTTGCGCATTGACGTCGAAAGACAAAGCGCCATCTTTTGCTAACATCCGTTTTCCTCCCTTTAAATAACGTTCGCAGTCGAAGTGATCGGGTCGATGCTGTTGTCGTTATAGCTGTCGTCAAAGCCCGCACCTTTTACGTAATTTCCGTACGATGAAATTTGCGAGCATGTATTCGTCAGATAAATACCGTGACGCATTCCTAGACCGGTTATGTCGTTAAATGCGCACATAGATCGGGCTACGCCGGATAAGAAAATGATTCCGTCATAACCATCGCTTTCGGTCGCCCTCGTTCCGACATCTACGAGCGTATTAAAAAAGACGCGTACTCTTCGCGATTCTCCTGATACGGAGATCCCGGAAAAGCCTACGTCTTTCAGAATGTTATTTGCGACCGTTACGTTATTGCATAGGCCTTCTTCGATACGAATTCCGTTTCCTTTGACGCCCCGCAGCGTATTTGCCGTAGCCGATCCGTAGGTGCTGCGCGTTATAAGAATGCCGTGGTGTCCAACGTTATCGACTATGTTATTTCCGATCGTATAGTTGTAAACGTCGGAGATGTGTATACCGTGTCGTTCAACAACGCCGTCAATTACGTTTCCTGAGATAACTACGTCATCAATCGTCTGATAACCTTTACGGCCATATACTTGAATCGCGTGATTCTTCGTGATGTTCGTGATTGTATTTTCGGTGATAATGTGGTGCTTCGTTTTATTAACGCGCCCCGTCGGATTTCCGTTTGCATCCTGCGTATACTGCGACGTGACTCGCGGTAGTAGGATTCGGATTCCTGACGCGCAGTTGTTCAGTCTGTTTCCGCTGATTCGCGTATCATGCCACTTGTTCCCGCTTATTGCGTACTCAGTCGTGTCCTCAATCACGTTGTCTAAGATACGGATAACCGAATACCAAACGCCGTCAGTTGACGTATGAGAATCGACTGCACGAGCCCAGCCGCCGAGTTTGTTAGATTTTCCGAAATAGTTTCCACGAATGACGATGTTTCTTGTGACAGTCTGATCGTATGACCCGAACGCGCCGAAGTTTGCGGATGAGCGCATTAAATCGAGCTGAATAGCTGCCGAGAACCACCGATCGCCTACGTAGTCCGCATAGCCTTTAAATTTAACGTTCTCGATCAAGACGTTTTGGTTGCCGGCGCAGTCAAATGCATGCCCACCTACGACATCAAGTACGGTAATATCTCGAATGATAATTCCGTCAGCATGCGCAAACCCGAATACGGAGCACTGCTGCTTGATTACCGCGCCGTTACTATCGAAGGTGCCGCCGCCCTCAATTACGATGTTTCCGTGGCCGTTATAGCCGCTGAAATTATCCGTTTCAAGTCCGTTGACTAGCATAGATCCTACGAAGTTCCGTTTGATAACTGCGCCGGCCTGGACGATTAACCGCGTATTTCTGAAAATCCGAAGCGTTCGCGTTTGCGTATAGTTCCCGGGCGGAACCACAAGCGTAATAGGCGTTGATTTCGATAGGTCAAGCGCCGCTTGCATTGCGTCGTCAAAGTTTCCGTATTTCTCTAAGTACGGACGCAACGAAATAAATACGGCCATGTCTTCGATCTTTTTCAGTAGTTTAGCGAAATCATAATCGAAGCGATCTTTCGCCGTCGGGTGCGTAGATGCGTCAAGTGCCACACGCAGATCAACGACTTCTTTGACGTCCTCACCGTCATGATTAACGACTAGATTCGCAAAGCGAGCGTTTAAGTTATCAAAGCGATTAGCAGCCGTAAAAAGCCCGTGCTGTATTTGCTCGGACTTGTGTGCGGGCGATGCGTTTTTATGGGCGTTTAGCTCGGCGGTCGCTTTCGTAAAACCCTGTTCGATACTGTCGAAGTTATCGTTCAAGTTATTACGTGCAATACGATCCCAAGCCGATGCGATCCGCTTTAAAAATACGTTAGCCATTTAGTGCCTCCTTTATTTTGATTCTAGCGCGGCCACTCTCGCAGTAAGCGCCGATAAATCCGATACAAGTTTGTTAAGGTCTACGTTTGCGCCGGAAGAACTGACGATGACTTTCGATAGTTTAATGAAATCTGCCGAAGACATTAGGCCGGCTTTTGATGCGCTAGCCATGTCTACTTGCGGCTTACCGTCCGGACCGACTACAATGCTTTGTAGCTTCTGATAATCGTTCGACGTCATCAATCCGTCTGAAACCGCCGTCGCCGGTCCGTATTTCGGAATAGTTGTCGGGTCATAACCGTCGTCAAAGTTCGCATCGCTTCCGATACGTATTCCGGAACCTACCGATGTCCCTTTTACTTTTCCGGACGCATCAATCAACTTGGATACGCGCTTCTCAGTCTTCCGAAAGTTTTTCATGTCCGTTTTAATATCGCGTTTCAGCTTTCCGAATGTGTAAACTGGGGACTTATTCGGATCTGAATAGCGTTCAACTCCGACAACTTTAATCCGCTTGTTGATTCCGAACGGATCGATCATGCACCATACGTAGTCGCCTTTGCGGATGTCTTGGACGCCGAAATGTCGAAGCTCCGTATACGTCAGCGTCAAAGATAGCTCGATCGTATCCGTTAGTTCTTCCTGTAAGCGGAGTTCTAATTCGTCGGCATTCTTGTCGGTGTAAGCATCATCGCGAATAGGGGCAGCGTGCTTAATTCCGTAGATTTCGGCCAGCGGACTCGTATATTCAAGTTCGACCGCATATGCTTTCGTTTTGTCGTTCTGTTTACCGAAGCCGCGGATATACGTCTTCAACGAACTTGTATCGATCTCAACCGATTCGTCGCGCGAATTGAATTTATAACGAATCTGATAATCGGTGTCTCGAGCCAATTCCTTCGCAATGACAACCGTTTTGCCTTCGAAGGCGTATTCCGCTTTGTATTTATCGAGTATGTCTCGCAGTAAGTCGTTAGAGAAACCATCGCCGAAATCTTCGAGTTCGAACGTAGCGTCAAGGCCTTCCGGTGATATGTCGTATGAATAGCCGGACCCTTCGAGGGCGATCGCAACCATATCACCTATGGTCATCTTCTTTTTCTTGCCGGATTTGCTATAAACGTAATTGTCGGCGAGGTCAATTAACGGCTTATAGACGCCTGATGCTTCGATCTTTATCGTTTCATTAACCGTGACTGGACGCGTCTTCTTGATGACATATTCTTCGCCGTCACAAACGAGTATGTTTTCGTTCTCGATCAACCCGAATGAGTGTTCGTTGTTTCTCGTACTCAAAACCGACACGTCAAGCGATTTCTCATTCTCGGCCGTTTCCCGAACCGTACAATCGTAGTCGGTGAGCGCCTCAACTTCGCCTCTTACCGTTTTTATAAGTAGCTCCATCGCGCCACCTCCTAGAAATAATAGAATCGGAAATCGAATTTGATTTCGAAGGACCCGCTCGTTCCCGATAGTATAAATTCGTTCCAGCCCGGCTCGAGTCGAATCGTCTGCCGGTTTGTATCTCCGAAAATGCTTACACCCTCTTTTCGTGCCTTGACGCCGTCCAATACGATCGTCTCTTTAGCCGTCGAATCTCCGGTATATTGCCACGCATCCCCCGTCGTTTTGTTCGTGATCTTCAACTTAGACGAAGCGCCCTTATACGAAATGACGAACGGTAGCTCTAACGGATCAATACGAATAGCCCCCGCATTGTAAATACGGAAGCTCTTTGATGTATGTTTGTAAGTCGGAATAGTATCCGTTAGGTTTTCGCCAAACTGCCAAAGACTCGTGTCAAATGTGAACGGGTCCTGCGTCGTTCCGACCGATTCGCAATAAGGAGATGCGCTTTCGAACGTCAGTGTAAAATCGGCCACGCTTCCGCTTCTTTCCGGATCAAAAGAATCGCTCAATTCGACTCGCCATCGTTTTTTCGGATTGCCTTCCGCGACTAGATAAAACTCGGATTCCTGATAAAGAGCGTTATATATTTCGTCGCGCAGCAAGTAGAAGTCGGCTGCGTCTTCGGCATACATCGTACATTCGGCTGTGATGCGCCGATTTCCGAAATCTTTGCCTGTTCGATAAGAACCGTTTTTCCCCGGTATGTTCTCGTAGGTAATGTTTGGGGCCGGCGCCGATACAACCAAGCTACGTACTAAAACCGATAGATCCCTAGCCATATCAATGATCGTTCCATTGCGATACTGAATACGGAAGTTTGCATCCGAACGCGGGATCGCTGAAGATCGCCCGAAAACAATATCCGGCGAGAACGCATCTTCATTAAAGTTTTCGTCTATATCAACTACGGACGGTTCCGGCTTTGGTTGCGCTGGCTTATCAACGTCGGTGCTCGTATCCGTTGTCTTTTTCGTGTCATACTTCGTTAAGTTATGCGTCGCGATAATGTTGTTCAGTTTCGTCGCGTATGCTGGGTCCGTCGCATACCCGGCCTTAACGAGAGCCGCCGTCGCTTTGCGATAGTTCGTCTGACCGACGACGGCTTTATAGTGATTCGGGTCCCAACTCGTTCCGTTAATGTATAGTTTCGCGAGGTCCTGCATGGATTCGTACCAAGACGGATACTTACGGAAGTCGGCGTAAACTTGCACGTTTCTTCCGTTATACACTTCCCACGTCAACATTCGAATAGATGCGCCTTTGTACGAGCCTTTAACACCGAATAGGTTTTTCCCTTTCGTAGCCAAGCCCGAATTTCCGTAGCCGGATTCTAGGCAACCTTGCGCAATGACAAGCGACGCAAGTATATTGTAATTCCGGTATATTTTCTGCGCGTCCGGCGCTATCGCTTTAATAAAACTAGCGTTGCTCAACCGCTCACCTCCTTCCTAATAACTGCTTCGATCTATTTCGTCCATTTGCCGTCGGCTTACGTGCGGCTCGACGATACGTCCAACCACTTCGCCCTCCATGACTACCGATAGTCCTTTAAGCGACTCGATAGCAGATGCGAGGTTTGAAAGGTTCGTTTGCATTTGCGGACTATGGCCGCCGGCTGCTGAAGTTATTCGCGCCGTGTGTCCTGCATCGATGAGTCGGAATAGGTTCGCTTGCTGCGCTTCCGTTAAATACATTTCGTTTCTGAGCGCACGAATATCAACTTCGCGACTCATCGGACGATCGATAAACTTCGATGCCATTCCGCCTGAGTGAAGCTTGCCCGCTGGCTTACCAACGATTCCCCCAACATGATACTCGCCGACTGCGCGCCCACCTCCGCTGTGTACGCTAACGTCTTTGCCTCCGCCTCTATTTTGAACCGTAACAAATTCAGTTTTATTAAGCGTGATCTGCTTCGAGATGTCTTTCGCGAGTTCAGCGTTCATATTACGAGCTTCTCCGGTGATCTCTGCGACTTTAGCGCGTGCCGCTTCGAGCTTGGCGATTTCTTCTTCAATCTTTTGGACCGCACGTTTATACTCTTCACTCTTCTTCTGACCGGCTGACGTCGTGCTTATAAGCTTCTGCTTCGCCGCCTCTTGTTTTGCGATTTCTCTATCGATGACACTGACCGCTTGCTCGCGTTTGGCTTTAAGGCCAACTTGGCGCAGTTCTATATCAATTAGTTTTTTATCGACTTGGCCTAGTTTAGCTAGTTCTTTTTGGACCTCCGCTAGATTCGCTTTTTTACTCTGAAGAAGTTCCGTACTTTTAATCAATTCATTACGCATATGCTCTAGGCGTTGTTTCTCCGAGTTAAGAGTGACTAGATGTGATTGTGCCTGCGCCTCGTTCCCGCTTTTTTTAGCTTCCGCAATTCTCGATTCAATATCTTTAACTCTCGCTAGTTGTTCAGTAACGGCCTTTTCTTTCTCGACCCGCTGAGCCGCCGCTTCGTTAATATCTTTCTTTAACTGCGCCTCTTTCGCGAGGTTCCCTTCCATGTTCCGTTCGGCGATCGTCTGCTGTTTTTCGAGTTCCAAACGTAGTTCTTCGTATTTCTCCTTACTCAATGCCTTCATAGCTTCGGTATTCTTTGCGATTGCGTTACCCTGCGCAGAAAAAGCCGCTTCTGTTTCCGGCGACTTCTTGATGATTTGATCGTTTAGACGTAAAAATTCGTCGAACTCAGCGTTCGTCAGACCGGACTTTTTACGGAGTTCTTCTTGTTCCGCGTTGAGCTTCTTGATCGCTTTCGAGTCTTTTTCGTTGGCTAATTCGTCCTGTATATCTAGATAGCGCAATAACTCGTCGTTGCTCAACTGAATACGCGCTTTGAGGTCGTCGTACCCTTTGATCGTTTTGTTGATACCTTCGACTTCTTTTTGCTTCGCGTTTGCTGCTTCTAAGTTAACGGTGTTCATCGCTTTATAGCCGGCACTGACCCCGACTAATAAGCCGCCAAGTACCGAAAGGCCCGTTATGATCCATCCGGCCGGACCCATCGCTGCGAATAAGCCGCGCAATGCAAAGCCGAGTTTGACTGCCGAAGAAGCCGTCAGAGCGATCGCCGCCGACGTCCCTACCATCGCAAGACCTGTCGCTACGACGCTAGGGTTGACCTTACTGAATACTCCGACCAACTTCGTACCTTGATCGACGATTGACCGTATATGCGGTAAGAATTCGTTTCCGAGCTTAATGCCGACGCCTTCTAGTGCCGATTTAAGTTCTTCGAACGATCCCTTAAGGTTATCCATCTGCGTCTTTGCTACACGATCCGCCGTTCCGCCCGATTCTTCGAGTGCCTTCGTATATCTTCGAATCTCATCCGATCCAACCGCAAGCAACGAAACGAAGCCTGATGCCGCCTCCGTACCGACTAATGACGCAATAGCTGCAGTCTTTTCCGCCTGACCTAGATCGCCAAACTTCGAGTTTAAGTGATCGATAATGTCCGGCAACGACTTCATCTTACCATCGGCCGTTTCGACTTCGATTCCGTACCTCTGCATTACTTTGGCTGCGCGCCCTACTGGATTGGCAAGCCGCAACATGCCCGCTCTTAAAGCCGTACCTGCCATCGAACCTTGAATACCTGCGTCAGACATCTTCGCAACGGCGGCCGCTGTTTCTTCGAATGAAAATCCAAGCGCAGTAGATACCGGTGCTACGTATTTCATTGCGTCTCCGAGCTGTAATAAGTCCGTGTTGGCCGTCGTCATCGTTTTAACTAACACGTCAACTGCGTACGTTGAATCTTCCGACGCAATCCCAAAGCCGGTCATGATATTCGATACGATGTCTGCCGATGTTCCCATATCAACCGAAGCCGCAGCCGCCATGTTTAAAACGGCCGGCAGCGAGCCGACTTGATCTTTAACGCTGAATCCAGCCATCGCTAAGTATTGAAGGCCTTGCGCCGCTTCTGTCGCCGTGAATTTCGTCGTTTCACCGAGTTTCATCGCAATTTTCTGAAGGTCTTGGAAGTCCTGTCCGGTAGCGCCCGAAATCGACTGAACCTTCGACATTGCTTGCTCGAAGTCGGCTGCGGTCTTGACCGATACACCGATGCCTGCGACTACTGCGCCACCTACCGCTAGGGCTGCCGTTTGGATAAGTCCCATTTGTTTACTAAGCGACTGCGCCGAATTCCCCATCTGCTGCATTTGGTTCTCGGCCTGAGAGACGCCGGCACTAAATTGGCTTGATTCTAACGTTAAACGGGCGACGATTTCGCCTACTGTAGTACCCGACATTCGTTTTCCTCCTTTCTTCCGTTATTAAAAGAAGTTCCGCAATTGCTCGAACTTATCTCGGTCGAATTCGTTACGTTCTACATAACCGGCTTGTTTGCGAAGGTCTTTTAACATGCGTTGATAATCCGCGTCTTCCATAGCGCGCCCTTCAGTGCCGACGAGTGTCGATATCATAGAGAGCCGTTCAATTGCGTTAGACTTCGTCTTTGAACGTAGGAACTTCGGAATGTCGACCATGAAATAATCGTTTTCGATCTGTCGCTGAGTAACGCCCAGCAAGACCGCCGCGTCTATTAAGTAATCATCGATCGTGTACTCGCCTTCATCCGTTATTCTGTCGGTGCTTTCGGAAGAAGGCTTTTCAGGTTTTTTGCTACGGATTGCAGGCGGTTCTTCTCAACTACTGCGATTAGAAAATCGATTATTTCGTCAGTGCCGACGTTTTCGAGAATGTAATCTTCGTCAAGGCCGGAAAGAACCGCGACAATTTTAGCGACTTCATCCATCGCCAATTTAGCTGCGGCAACTAACGTAGAAGCGAAGTCTTCTTGTCCGCTGGTGCTTAAAACCGTAATAAATAAGTGCGGCAGACGATCGACCACCTCGAATAGCGCCTTCCATTTGACTGGCGTCAGCTTCGGAATTTGCACCGTTTTATCACCGAGTATAAGTTCGCTTGATACCTTTTTCGTTCCGATACCAAATAAGCTCATTGCGTAACCTCCTTTCAAAATAAAAAGACACCGCCGGTAAGCGATGCCTTCCGTTGTTATTCCGCCGTTTCGTCTCCCATAATAAATAGGTCGCCGTCGTTGTCCGTGTCCGGGTACGCTTTAAACGTCAGATTGGCGATACGCTCGTCGTCTGAGTTATACGTATACTCCGGATCTGACATAGCTCCCGCAAGTGGAATCGTGATGTAATCGTTTGGTGTAGTTCCGGTAGCCGTCGGCTTGATAACGAGCTTCTTGGCTGCTGCTAACATATCAAAGCCGGCTTTACCGGATACAACTAGCTTCATCTTCGCAGGGTCCGTACTATCTTTTACGAGTCGGCTATTCGGCATTGCTGCGGCTAGTCGCTCTAAGTCATGTAACGCGAACGGTACCGTCACTTCCGCATTACGGCCTTTCATCGTTGATTTAACCGGCGTGTCGCCATATTGATCAACCGTGGTATCTTGAATCGACGTTTCTGCCTTAAAGACGATGCCGCCTTTCGTGATATCAAACGTAACTAGCTCGGAACCTTCGCCAAACTCGACGATTGCCGGACCGATAGGAACGTTAATTCCTCTAATTCCTGCCGCCATCTATTTTCCTCCTTTTATATTTGCGCAAAATAAAAAGCGTCCCTAAGGACGCTCTACGCAATCGAAATTTAATGAATATATTGGACGATCGGATTCGTCGTCTCCTAAATACAATGGCGCCGAGTTATTGCAGCGCATCTGTACGATCGAGCTTTCGCCGATCTGCACTTCGGTCAAATTCGTAAGCGCATCGTATAATTCGAACGCTTTGTCTTCCGTGCCTGCGCCGTCTCTCGCTTCGCCCCGCACGAGTATTTGAAAGGACGGCCGCTTTAGTCCGGTGTACTTCGACGTCGGAAATCCACCCGTCAACTTAACCGAAATTGCGGCGCCTTTACTATCTACCGGAAATTTATTTACGTAATATTTCCCGTCGACTTTCGACTCAATGAAATCGATAAGCTCCCCCACCCGCATCAGCTCAACCCCCTATGGACTCCTTCCGCAATCCAGCGTACGTACTTCTCGGCGTTACCTTTCAACGGACGTTCAAGGTATTTGTTTCCGACTTCGTAGCCGTCGATGCCGCCTGCCGCTTGCGATGCCGGTCCAAGGTTGTAGTCCATTTCGTGGGTCCATATCGCATAGTTGAACCCACCTTCTACCGCTCGGAAAGAAACGTCCACGACCGCTTTGCCTTTCGCCAGCTTATAGTTCTTCTTGATACTCGCGCGTAAGGTTCCTTTGTCAATCGGCGCGATATTCTGCGCAATCCTGCCAAGATCGTCGCCGGAGTCACCTAGTGCCTGCGCAGCGCTTTCTAAGGCGCTTCGACTTGCGTTGTTAATGCCGGTAATGAAACTACTCGCATCAAACGTAAAACTCATAGATACACCTCCGTCAGTAACGCCTTACCGTCGATATGTCTCTTAACGTTGATTTCTTTCGGTCTCTTTTCCATCGTTTCTCCGAGTTCATTCGTATAAGAGATTACGTCGGTATAACGCACATCCGCCAGGCGATCTAATAGAATACGAGCCGATGCGACGGCTTCTTCGGATTTAACGACGCCATTGTTGCGCGCCTTGACTGCGGACGACCCTTCGTCGATACGGCATTTAAGCGTAAATTCGGCGCTGTCTGTGGTCGGATTTCCCCACCGGTCTAGCTCGTCAGATGGACGTTTTACCGTAATAGTTTGACGCATTGGAAACATCGCCATTTACAGCACCGTCCTTCTGATTCGCTTGCCGCCGAATTTGACGTCGTTTTCTTCTTCTATAGCTACGATCGATTCTTTCGGAATCAAGTCTTCGTCATCAACTCGTAAGGTATCCTTATAGTTAAACGAGCCGACTCCGGTTATCGAGAACGAGGAAATTCCGTGCTTGTTAAGTCGGTTTGTATCGTTGTACGCGATAGCCAATACGTTAACAAACTCGTAAACTGCTTTGTCGGGTATGATGTACTTAGAAAAGACGCGCGTCAAAGTCGAAGAGGCCCGATTCAATAACCGCTCCTTCTTCGCCTCGTCTGCGCCGGTCCAATCCTCGATGTCTACTAACATCGTATTGATATAATCGTTTGCACCTTCGACTGTAGCCACCATTCGCCTCACCTCCTGTTATTTTGCGGAGGATTTCTTGGCGGGCTTTTTAGCTGAAGCCGGCTTCGGTTTATCCTCCGTTTTCGGTTCGTCTACAGCAGTACAAACGGCGTCGACGAGTGCGGTTAGTACATCGATCTCTTCCGGATCTGTAGTCGTATAGACGCCGTCTGAGAACTTCCGAGGCGCACCGCCTACATAAAACGTTAATTCTTTATAGCGTGATTCAAACGTTGCCAAGTTCGCATTACCTCCGTTCTATCAAAAAAGTAAAGCCCGCGAGTGCGGGCCGTTATTACTTAGCGCCTTTGATACGTGCGTGAGCCGGTTCTTGTTGAAACTCTAGCGTGTACTCACCGACGATCATTCCTTGGAAGTAGTCGCCTTTTTTGCCGAGATACTCGTGGCTCATATCGCGAGTCTGTAAAGGACGGATTGCGATACGGTTTTTATCAACGATAAGCACTTCGTCAGCCGCCAAGTTGTCGTTGATAGATACCGGGAACTCGCCGAAGTCAGTCGTCAAGAAGTTAACAACAGTTCCACGGCTTGCTTCGCCCTGGTTAAGTCTGACTAACGTCTTATCGAATTTAGAGATTACGCGTTTTTGTTTCGCGGGCACGATGATTTCGTATTGACCGCCGGACTTGAAGCCGCCTTTAGAGTAGATCGCCTGCACAGCGTCATTGATAGCTTCTAATGAAAGCTCTTGACCCGCAAGATCAGTAACGTTAGTTTTAATGAAGCTGCGGATACCGTCCATCTGACGTACCAAGCCGTTCTCATAACGAATGCCGCCGATGAACGCTTTTTCCATTTGAAGCGCTAGTTCAAGCTGTTTCTTTTGCTTTTCATACTCGTACATATCCGCGATGCCGTAATTGGCAACAGCCGCAGCCGTACCCGAAATTTCTACAGTTTCGTCAAAGATTTGCGTAATGTTCGATACGCGCTTACGTGGCTTGTAGCGACCTTGTCTAGCGTCAGCGCCTTCCGAACCTTCTACGAATTGAACTTCGACTTTCTCATTCGCAGTAACAGCAGCCGCAGTAGTGTTAGCATAGCCTCGAACGACCGTTAACTCCTTAGCTGACTTATTTACCGCAGTAACAAGCGCTAGTTCTTCCCCAAGTTTAATAACGTGTCCATTACGGAACGGCTCAACGGAAGATACTTTTAGGACGGTCGCATCTGCTGCTGCATCGTCAGTGACGTTACCTTCATACGCAAACATTTCGTCCTCGAACCATTGGTGCTCAGTTTGCGTTACTGGATTAGAAAAGCCGAGCATCGCAAGCAACGGAGTTTGATGTGGATTTAAAAGAAGTAATTCGTCTTGTACCGATTCTGTTTTACCAATCAAATCATTAGAGAAAATCTGTGACATAAAAATATGTCCCCCTTTTTTGTTTGTATTAAAAAAGACCCCTAATTAAAGGAGTCTCATTTTCTTAACTGTCTTTTTAATTGAGCAACCGCAGCGCGATCTTCTGTACGACCGCTTTTACGTGCTTTTTCCTCGGCTTCTTTAATAAGCTGATCCGGCGTTTTGTCGATCTTATCCGTCCCCGAATTCGTACTTTGACCGATAGGTTTCGGCTTCTGCGCAATAAGAAACGGCTTTTCTTCAACTAGCGCCTTTACTATGTCATCGACTCCGACAACTTTTCCGTCTTCTACCGAAACGCCACTTAAATCAGCCAAGCGCAAGGCATCGTCAATATACGCGATACTTTCCGACGTTGCCGCCTTGATGAATGCGTTCGTAATCTTTTCTTGTTCGCTTGCCTTTTTAAGTTCCTCGATCTGCTGCGTAAGTGATTGCTCAACTTCCGACTTTGCTTCGAGTTCCTTTTTGATGCGGTCTAGTTCCGTTAGCTCTGCATCTGCCTTTTCTTGCTCCGCTTTTTCGTACGCGCTCAGCTTCTCTTTTAGCTCGCCGTAATCTGCGTATTTAGATTCCGTACGGCTAATGCGTTTGGTAATCATCGCGTCTAGTTCTTCTTGCGTAAGCTCAATTTTCTTCGGCTGATCATCGCCGTTTGGTTGCTCCGTCACTTGCTCATCGACTTGACCTCCGCCTGCTTGACCATCTGCGTCAAATAACGGCATAAATCGTTTTACAAACATATCGTCCTCCAACCGTTTTAAGGCCGTCGCCTATTAGTTAAAACAGCCGTTTAGTTTAACGTCTTAACGTTCGGACAATAAATCCTCGCTTCTGATCGGCGAATATACGTGCTTGCATCGCGGATGAAATATTTCGCCCGTCGCCTGCAATTCGTCGTAAGTTAAATAAGGACCCGGTGCATCTAGCGTAAGTTTCATGATTTCGCCCTCGTGAAATCGGCAGTAATCCGAAGCCCCATGTGATGATATTTGCGCATACAAAACGCCGCGAATAACGGCTTCATTGCTCGTTGCTTCGCGGTATGTCTGCATCATTTTCGTTCGAGTCACCATGTCGGCGTATACTTCCGGTTTCCAGCGACGTCCTTTTGCGTCGACGATTCCGGTCACGACGGATTCTTTGAGCCGCTTTTTGATATCGTCCCTGATCGTCCGTCGTCCGTTTGTACCCGCCGCCATGTTGTATTTAATAGAATCGGAAACGGCACGTCTAACCGCGGCTTTTGTTTTCCGGTCTACGTTCTGCGTGACCGCTAGAAGATCCGCTTGTGTATCCGCAATAGCAGCCGCGACCATTGCTTCGTTTAGCTCGTTGAACTTTACGATAAGAGCCGCTTGCTCTAGCGATTCAGCGACCTTAAGCGCAACTAGCGTATTAATTACGCCATCGTTTGCGGCTATAGGTACGTTTTCACTAACCCACCGCGCCGATTTCCTATCAAGGTCGGCTAAAATACTGCTGATCGACTGAAGCGTAGCGAGCGCATTGGCTCGTCGGAAGTTCGTAATATCAACGCGATCGAGCTCGGCGAGAATGTCTTTGATGGCGGAACGATAATAGCCGGCAAGCTGCTTCGTTTGATAATCGTAGTTAGGTGCCGGTACTTTTGCCATTACTCATCGTCCTCAGGTTCCGGCGGCGCTTCCGGCTCATTAAAGATCGACGCATCTACGAAGCCATTTGCGGATGTTTCGTCTTCTTCAATGCGGCGCATGATTTCGTCCGCCTTTTCATCATCGACGTCATCCATCGCTTTAATTGCGTCCCGAACGTCAAGTGTCGGCTTGCCCGCCGTTCTAATCTCCATGATCTCAGCAAGCTCTTTTTCATTCCGCGGAATACCATCGTTCCAAATAGCCCGCGGGTAAACGGCTTCGTCAATCTTGATTCGTTTGACCGCCTTCTCTAAAAGCATGCACGTCCAAAGCGCATCTCGGACCGCTTTGTCGTAGTGCGCTCGTATTCGCTTAACTTTTGATAGAATCGGCATGAACCGCGCTTTAATCGCGGCACCGTCGGTATGAGACGTTCCGGTTCCGCCGGAGTTATCGCCCGACATCGTAGTTCCGAAAAGCCACTGTGGCGTTTCCGACATCATGAATACGGTACTCAAAAGAACGTCTAATTCTTTAAAGGCCGCATCTAATTGCGCCTGCCACACCATATATCCAGGCGTCGGATCGTCTTTTGATACTGGAATATAAGCTCCACCGAAGCGAACGGTATCTCCATCGTCTTGAATCTCCGGACCATACGCTGTAGGGTCGCTGTGTTTCCATAGAATGTAGTCGATCTGCACTAAACGGTCGTTAATCGCAGCAAAGGTCGTCTCTAACTTCTCTAAGCCACCGATGCCAAAGAACTCGTCGTCAATCGACTTATACGGAACATGAAATACCGGAATATGCGGCAAATGAGTTTCTTCTATATCTTCTTCGCGACCTGTCGGCAGTTGTTCGCCAATGGTATATACGGATAAAGACATGCCAGTTGAGGTATCAACCCCGTTTTCGTACAAACGATATCGCGAGTAAAGGATATAACCTGGTACATGACGTTCGACGTTTAAAAACGGAATCTCCGTCTTCTCCGTCTCAACCCATTCAACTTGCGCAATATTGACCGCTTTTAACTTCTTAACGTTTCCGACACTAAACTCCGGAAAGACTGCGCCAGCGCTAACGTGTTCAATGATCGCTTCCATCTCGGCATCTGCCGGCACCGGTAAGCCGAGTTTCTCCACTTCCGTATAGTCTTGACGGTATCCGTAGCGCACCTTAAACCACGAATCGCCACGGAAGCCGTTCGCCGTTGCGCTTTCGTGAAGAAGCTGATTAATATCGTTCTCTTCTACGTAGCGATTGAGCGCTTTTTGTTCTTCGCTGTCATCGGGTAGGCCGCTTTCGAACTGAACCGGTTCTCCTACGAGAAGATCAGCCGGTTTCGTTACGAGAATGTCGGCAAGATTGACCGCGATATATAGCTTCTTTAATTGCTCGGCTTGCGGCGAATCCTTCAGAACGTCAGTCGCACGCTCATAGACGTCTCGTTGCTTTCCTTCGAATAGCTTTTTCATACGCCGATATTTTGCCAGACGCTCGATTGAGTCAGCCGGAGGAAATTGCGCGCCAGGTCGGATGATGCTATACGTTTTAGTATGCGATCCGTCGTCGGGTTCATGGTTGCGGTGCTTAAATAAGTCCGTAAAACCCATCGCTTATTCCTCCTTCAAAAGATCGTCTAATTCGTTAGTTAAGGCGTTTATATCCTCGATTGTTTGATTATCCGATGTGTTGTCGGTGATAATCTGTCTATCCGCTAACTTACCGATTAATTTCGTGTAAATTTCGATAGCCTTCATCGAAGGTTGTTTCCCTCGTATTGAGCGCATTAACTGACCGTAGACTTCCGCTTGGTGACTCGCTAACATCTCGTCAGCTAATAGACCCATATATTCGATGAACACGGGGTCCTGTGTTCGCCAACGATATAATCCCATACGCGACATCCCTAGTTCTTCGGCTAGTTCCGCTTGCGTTTTCTTCGCGCCGTCTTCCGGCATTATTTCATTCGTGGCACATGCAAGGGCCGCTTTCCTTTTTTCATACGATAGCTTTGCTTCTAGTTTCTTTTTTAACGACATTTAACGTCCTCCTTCCGTTACATATACTTAGGCTTCGATTGAAGCAATGTCTTAGCTCGTTTACTGACACTCACCGCCATTTCTAACGCATCAGGTAAATCATCGTGCCAGTTCGAACCATAGCGCTCAAACTGTTCGAGTAAAAGCGCCTGACTGCGATGGAATTCGATTTCCCCTTTTTCAATCTGCGGCATAAGGGCTTCTATGCGAAGTGCTTTCCGAGAACGTTGATTGATCTTGGAAACGCGTGTAGTTGCCGGATACCCTTTTAACGCTAATTCACGTTTTATAGCGTCAACGAACCATTCTTGTGCGTTTTGAGACTCCGCAGCGATACGATCCGGCTGATACTCCATAACTTTCTCGACAATTACCTTGAGAAATTTGTCAGGATGAAGTCGTTCTCCGTAAGCGTCGATGACGTGTATTTTTCCAGTCTTTTTATGCTTTGCTATCGTAACAATCGCGGAAAAGTCGCCTTTCTCTTTCCCCATCGCAAAGTCAATTCCCATATAAATAGAGAATTCTTTATGGCTAAGTCTGAAATCCGTCCAATACGAAAAGGACTCCGGTTTAAATATCTGCGAATCCTCATCGATTGGGTTATTCATAAACTCGGTATTGAAAGCCTTTGTGCCGATATTGACCTTTTCGATCATCAGCGCAGCTATAGGAAATCGTCCAGGCCACAAAACCTCGGCGCCTTCGTCCATTTCCGCTTTGTGTTCTTTGTAGAATCGCATTGCAGCGCGGGCATTTGGCGTAGACATCGTGTCTTCTGATTCCGCCTGCATCATTTCTTCGACTTCTTCATCGCTTGGTACGTATTCTTTGTAAATACGTTCGAACTCCGCCCACAAATCGGTTCTATTCGGCGGTTTGATGATCGCCGGAAAACTATTCTTAATAAAATCGCGACGTTCGTTCAATACGTAGTTCAGCAAACTATCGAAGTGTACAAGTGTTCCCATGAAAATAAACGCAGTTTTCGTAGGATCACCCGCAGGCATAAGGTCTTGGTTAAGCCAATCCTTAGCCTTCTGACGCAGTTCAGGCGTATTGTTCGAGTCAAGCGACTCCAAGTCGTCCAATAGAATTAAATCCGGCCGCTGAGAACCATTACGGAAACCACGGATCTGTGTTCCGAGCGACGTCGCTTCCATTTTGATGCCGGTCGTTGTAATAAAAGCCGTTTCGGAATCCTTTTCGTTGCGCGTTTTCTGCTCGTACAGGACTTCGCCAAAGTCTTCGCGTAGCTTTTGGTTGTATTTAAGCTGACCGGCGACCCATTTAATGAACTTGATCGATCCGGCGTTCGTTTCCGAGATAATCAAGATCATACGCCGCTTTTTATAGACGATCTCATGCACCGGAAACGCGTTCGATAGGTAAGCCGACTTTGCGTGCCCCCTCGACGCAGCCCATGCGATACGGGCCGTTTTATTACGGTTCGATACCGAGTCGAGGATAGACGATAGTTTCCGGTGAAAGTCCGGCGCATCGTCCATATCTACTGCGGTCGTCGGTACGAGATTATCCGGATTGCCCGGGTTCCGTGCCTCCGAAAAGTATTCGTAAAAGAAATACAGCATATCGGTCTCGGCGCGGTGGACCCGTTTTAGCTTTATTAGTTCGTCGCGATCCTTCCGCATAAGATCGACGTGATATTCGGTATGCTTGCCCGCTTGAATAATATCGCGTAGTTTTTTCAGCCGCTCCGTTACGGCCTCTATCCGCGCTTGCCGTTCTTCACGTTCTGAAAACTTGCCGTTAATAAACGCCAAATTACCGCCTCCTTCCCGTATATTTTCCGTTGACTCACCGAATTTGATATCGTATAATGAATATAACTTAAAAATAATTAAAGTACATTGGAGTGAAGACGTATGGCTAACGAAGTGAACCCGATCAAAAGTAAACGCGATTTCAATAAACTAAAAAACGCCCTCAAACCGGGGCGCGACCGTCTGTTATTGCAACTAGGTACGGCTTTTGGACTTCGTATTTCCGATTTACTTTCGCTAAAGGTCGGCGATCTTCGCGGCCAAACGTCTCTTAAAATAACCGAAGCCAAACGCAAGAAAACGCGTGTCATTACGTTCTCGGCATCCGTCAAAAAGCTCGTCAATGAACTCGAAGGCACTGACGATGACTACGTATTCGCAAGCCGCAAGGGCGCCAAGCCGATCAGTCGCGTTCAGGCCTACCGCATTCTAAACGAAGCCGCCGAGCGCGCTGAAATCGCTAAAAAGATCGGCAACATCGGTACTCATACACTTAGAAAAACGTTCGGCTACCGTTTGTATGAAATGAATATCGCGGTCGACCGGATCATGGCGATTCTTGGTCATTCTTCCGAAAAAGATACGCTGAAATATATTGGAATCACAGCCGACGAGATTTCGGTCGCATACGAGAGCATCGCAATTTAAGTCGTGGTGCTTTTTTATTCCGGAGGATCTTCGTAGACTCGGTCGCCCCCTTCGGCTGTGTCCAATAGAGCCCTCAATGCTTTCCCGACTTCATAACCGTTAGCTATCGTCTTCTCACCGAGACATTCAGTTATGTCCCGAAACTCAGCCAGCGCCTTTGTGGCTGCCTTCGCTTCGCGCTGAACCGCTTTAAGGCCTTTGATAGCCTCCGAAACATCTACGTCTACCTTTACGTTTAAATTGCCGACTGATTCGCGTTTGTTTTCCGCCATTCACGTCATCCCCTTTGTCCGTTTTCTTGCTGCGCATTTGAACGCAAGCACAAAAAGACCTCCGGCGCTGACCGGAAGCCTCGTTCTGATTGCGTCTATTCGTTTACCTTTTCGTATGTCTCCTCGAAAATCTCCTTTTCAACCGGATAGCGCTCGCCACGAACTCCGGTGACGATGTAATGCTTACCGACTTCAACCTCGTACCATCCTTCGAGGGTTTTGATCGCCGGCTTGTTATTCGCCTTAGGTATCGGTCCGCTTTTCGGATAAAACCCGATCAATTTGTCCGAAAACACCTGATAACTAGCGTAGCCATCTTCCATACCGCTCTCAAAAAGAACCGCTTCGACTACGACAGGCTTTTTGCGATACTTCGTCATATATCCGTCCTCCTTAAAAATCACACGAAATCAGCGCTTTTCACCGTCTGCCCTTACGAATACCCCAGTCGGCTACCGAAACGTCTAATTTCGTGCATTTTACGTGTTAAAATCGTTATGCTAGTCCGTATCGTTCCCGCAATACTTTCATATCGGCGGTTATTTCCGCTTTGAGTGCATCGATTGATTCCGTCTCTGAGCCGTCCGTAAGCCGTAGGTGCTTCAGCGCCTCAATTTTCGTTCTTAACGCGCTGTTCGTGATCGCAGTCGGGTAGTGCGTACCACAGACGATACAGTCAAAGTATGTTTCGACGACGCCTTTTCGTATGGCCCGTTCTTTTAATACGATGGCGGTGCGTTGATTGCATGCGTCGCAGGTGGAGAAAGTAGGTAGCGTGGTCATGGCCGGTCGCCTCCAACGTATCTGAAAAAGAAGACGCCTTCTTCATCCGGAAGCAACGGTATTTCTTGTGGAGTACTGTCGGAGCTTTTCGCGACTAGACGGTAATTAGCAAGAGCTGACGTCGCACCGAACGGAATAGTGTACGGATCTCTTACAAGTATGTAATCGGTCAGCTCCGTTAGATCGTCCGAATTTTCAATACCGAGTAGTTCTCGAACTCTATCGCTCGTCTCTTTCGTCAAATAGCCGTCTTCAATAAACTTGATACAGCCGTTGATTTCTTCGTTCATGATAACGCCCTCCTTGTCGTTTTTTTTTCGTCGTCCACTACTCGGCAGGACCTCTCCGTTTTGAAATTCACCTAACACCCCGAGTTTAAAAAATTGTGCGCAAGTTCTGTTCGTCAGATCCGGCGGTTTTGGACGGGGCGCTTGGGGGCGGGCGGCTTTCGTTTATTTTTCGCGATTATTATTGAATAACGCATTCATAACGTTGCATAACGAAAGTAACAAAAAGACTTTCTGTTACATTCGCGTTCATGACAAACGTTGATGTGTCGCAGTTGGCAGCCGTTCGACCAACGCAACGAAACGTATTAACTTTATGCATCGTACCAGCCCTGCCATGCCGCCATTCGTGCGGGCTACCTATGCCGGCCGTCATGCATACGATCGTGCATAAACGGATGAGCTTCGGCTTTCAACCCCCTGAGTTTTCGGAGACCTCGTCCGCCAGCGCTGTCTGCTTGGTTACGGATGTCTTCGCCTGTCTCTAGCCGTCACCCTATCGTCCGCCTTCGTACTATATTATATACACCGTCTGTGCCTGCCGTTACATAGCGGCTGTATGACGGTACCCTAATCGCTGCTCACCGTCTGCTTACCGTTAGTATGTTACGGTGCGTTACGTCTCTCTATAACGTAAGACAGCATATCCGTATGTTACACAAGTATATCTACGCAGTCCTTAACGATTAGCGACCGGTTATATGTCCGTCCTATTAACGTTATCCTTTTCGTATGTATTTAAGTACAGCGCCCTCGGCTCCGCCTCGTCCGCAAATAATAAGCCGCCGTCCTTCTATATGTATTCTATTGCGTTATCTGCGGAACGGAGTGACGCTAGGTCTTCCCTAAGAATAAGACAACGTTAACGCCTAAAAACGGCTGTATCCCACGTGGCTCTAAGCGTCAAGGCGATTTTGACGTGTTCTGTTTTCGCCACACTGAAAGGCTGTTTTGTTCTGTTTTCGCCACACTGAAACGTCGGCTCCCCGTTTTTAGACGCAAAAAAAAGAGACGCTCGCCTTGAACGTCCCTACTTTTCGTCGCTACCGTCCTCTATTTCGAACAGATCTTCGTACTTCCATCCGCCTGCTTTCATAAGCGCAACGACCTGCCAATCTTCGTGGCGCCCATTCGAATCGAACCGCGAGATAGAACCCTGTGGAACGCCCGATGCTTCCGACAGCCTTGTTTGCGTCCATCCATCAGCCTTCATAAGTTCCTTCAGACGCGGCCTTACGTTTATGCGCTTGCCCAT